CGCCGAAGTTAACTTTGAAGAAAATCATCTGATTTCCATTACTTATGGAAAATACCAGTGTCCGAATCCGTAAGGTGCACATTCCCATATTTTCGATAGGAATCAATGAAAAGCTGGATGATACCACAGTTACTGTATTAGAGGATAAGGTAATCCAGCCGGGACAATTTAAATTCTTGGGGAGCTATACAAAATATGGTGAGTTTATGGATGGCGGTGATGGATACTGGTATGGGTTTTCGAATGAGGCAAATGCCAGCGGGAATGCCACTATGCTTTGGATTAAGATTTCAAAGGCAGATTATTCTTTTACAGAAGGGAGCTGGACGCTTTCCAATGCAAAGCTGGTGGAGGCAGGAAAACGTAATAACAGCAGCACATATGCGGACCGGTACGTGAAATGCTGTATCAGAAAGGGATATCTTTATGTGCCGGCTTATGATAAAAATGGTATTTATAAGATTAATCTCTCCAATTCTGCTGATGTAACGCTGCTTGCATTTGGATTTACCTCTAAGTTTAAACCCTTGTGTGATTCCGGGACTTGCGAAGTATATCTAACACTGATAGGGGATTTGATTATAGGCGGGGATTTCCAGATAACGGTTTCTGACAAGATTATCCAGACATTGGGAGGGGCAAAGTCATACTATTTGGCAACACCGTTATTCCAATATAAAAATTTCCTGCTTGGATGGGGCGGGAGCTATGGTTCTGATTACCGGACTATTTATCTGCTGACTCCCTATCTGGCAACGATTAATAATTTATCCTCGGCAGTTGTGAAGACAGTCGATAAGACAATGAAGATAACCTACACATTAACACAGGAATGAAAGAGTCAATAATTGCATGGGGCAGCTTTTTAGCTGTCTTTTTCCATGCGGAAAATTAATGGAGGGCAGCACAATGAAGGATGTTGCAAATACGATGCAGTATATTTTTGCCACTATGGGAGGGGCGATTGGAGCAGCAATGGGCGGATGGGATGGCTTTTTGTATGCATTGGTTGTTTTTGTAGTGGTGGACTATGTAACTGGAGTTATGGTTGGAATTTTGGATAAGAACCTTTCCAGCCGGTTTGGATTCCGGGGGATCTTTAAAAAGATTGTTATTTTTTCACTGGTAGCAGTGGCTCATATCATTGATATCCATATTATCCAAAATGGCAGTGTCCTGCGGACAGCTATAATTTTTTTCTATCTGTCAAATGAAGGCATTTCTATTTTGGAGAATGCTGCTTTGATTGGGCTTCCTATTCCAAAGAAGCTGAAGGATGTACTGGAACAGTTGAAGGAGGGGAAAGAACATGAAGGTGAGTAAGAGTTATATATCAGCCAACAACACCTATAGTGGGAACAATCCGCAGTATATTGTGATTCATAACACAGACAACTTTCGGGCGGAGGCAGATGCTCTGGCTCATGCGAAAGCACAGTTCAGTGGGAATTTGAGTACCTCTGTCCATTATTATACAGATGATAGCGATACGGTGTATCAGGCGGCTTCCCATGAAAGTGGCTGTTGGCATGTGGGGGTAAATTACGGTGGACGATTGTTTGGAACAGTGAATAATAAGAAATCCATTGGTGTGGAAATGTGTGTGCAGGCGGGATATGATTATGACCGTGCCTTTGTCAATACAGTAGAATTTATCCGCCAGCTTATGGCGGAAACCGGGATTCCTGCTGATAGGATTTTACAGCATTATGATGTCTGTGCTAAGAATTGCCCATCACAAATTCGTGCTAAAGGCATGTGGGAGGAATTCAAGCGGTAGATACAAGACGGTGATAGCAGCACGAAGGAGGCGGTTTCCTCCCTTACGGAGATTATGGGGGATGCTGTAGCAAATGCTGAACAGATGCGTGAATATATCAAAAAGAAGAATACTTGCGTAGCGCAATCGGTGTTGGATATGGTTCCGCTGTATTTATCGGAAGGTATAGCAGAGGGAGTAAGGGGAGATATTGCTTTTGCACAGAGCTGTCTGGAAACCGGGAATTTTGGGTTTTCACAGTCGGCTGTAGCATTGGAACAGAATAATTTCTGTGGTATGGGTGTGACAGCAAATGGAATGAAGGGGAATTCTTTTTCTACTCCCCAGCTTGGCATCCGGGCGCAGATCCAGCATCTGAAAGCTTATGCCAGCACAGCAGCTTTGGTGAATGAGAATATTGATCCACGCTTTCAATATGTAATAAGAGGCTCCGCAAAGTATGTGGAGTGGCTTGGAATCCAGGAGAATCCACAGGGGAAAGGCTGGGCGGCTGGAGCCGGGTATGGCAGTAAGATTCTAACCATCTTAAAGAATATCATCGGAGAAGCGGGTACTGGAAGTATAGCAGAAGGGGCAGACCAGACTATCCAGCCAATGTCTGGTTATGTGAAAGTATTCTATAAAGGAAAAGACGGATTGAATGTGAGAACTGCTCCCTGCATGGGAAACAACGTAAGCCAGGTAGTATATGATGGCATCTATACTGTTGTGGGGATTAGTGCAGATGGGCAGTGGTACAAGCTAAAATCAGGGCTTTTCATTACGGCAGGAAAAGATTATGTGCAGTTTATGGAAAGCTTACCTTCACTGTCTTCTTATATGGTAAAAGTTACTATTTCAGACTTGAATATCCGAAAAGGTCCCGGAACAAATCATGATAAGACGGGAGATTTTACAGGAAAAGGTGTGTTTACCATTGTGGAAGAAGCAGAAGGCCAGGGAGCCACGAAGTGGGGGCTGTTAAAATCATATCAGAAAAACCGGAATGGGTGGATCTCTTTGGATTATGCAATAAGAGTTTGAAAATTGTCCGGCAGGGAAGCTTGCCGGACTGATTTTTTTAGCCTTTAAAATAAATTTCCCGTAGGCAAAATAAAGGTGTGGAAACCGCTTATCTGCTTGACTTTACTGGCGTTCAGAGTGATTAATAGACTACCAAAAAAGAAAGGGGTACTTATAATTATGGTGATATCAGGAAGGATAAACAGAGCAGCGTTCTATTGCCGGATGAACTACGTGGACAGGGACTATTCCAAATATCTTGTACTGCTGGAAGAAGCCTTGAAAAAACGGTTCGGTGAACAGAAATGGGACAGGCAGATATTCTATGAAATAGCGTCTGGTACGGATGCAGAAAGAAAAGAGTTCCTCCGCTTAAAAAGTGAGATTAAGAAAGGGAATGTACATGTGGTGATAACTGTCAGGGCAGCAATGATTGCCCGTGACTGGAGGCAGTTTATAGAATTCATGGAATTATGTGATAAGTAGAGGGTTCCGGTTGTGTGTATTCAGGAAAAAGAGGATGCAGAAAGCCAGTACCTATTAATCAAAAATTTCCAGGAGACCTATTTGGGAGGAGGCGGTCAGGAATGAAAGTCCGGGTGATTGAGGCAAAGCAGGAGAATACAGAAAAGAAGATACGTGCCTGTGCTTATGCAAGAGTATCTACAGACAGTCGTAAGCAGGAAGAATCCTTGGAAAATCAGGTATCCGCATATGAAAGAATGATTACTTCTAATCCGGAATATATCTTCGCTGGTGTGTATGCAGACCAGGGAATCTCCGGTTACTGCGAAAGCCGCCCGCAGTTTCAGAAAATGATACGAAAGGCAAAGGCAGGAGAAATTGATTTCATTATAACAAAATCTATATCAAGGTTTGCAAGGAATACCGTCACCGTTCTGAAAGTGGTAAGAGAGCTGAAAGAACTGGGTGTCGGTATTTTTTTTGAGGAACAGAACATCGATACCCTCTCCGAAGAAGGAGAAATGATGATTGCGGTCTATGCCTCCTTTGCCGAAGAAGAAAGCCGGAGCATGAGCGAGAACAACAAATGGTTGATACGAAAGAAATTTGAACGTGGGGAAGCTATGATTAATACCACACGGTTCCTTGGATATGAAAAGGATGAATTCGGTGAATTGAAGATTAATCCAAGGGAAGCGGCGGCGGTCAAACTTATTTTCCAGATGTATCTTTTGAATATAGGTTCTAAACGGATGGCAGCACTTCTGGATTTCCTGGGTGTGGAGACTGTTACAGGCGGGAATTGGAATGCCGGAACTATAACACAGATGATTGTGAATGAAAAGTATAAAGGAAACTGTCATCTGCAAAAAAGTTATACGCCACCGCATATGCGGCATCGGACAGTACAAAATGATGGGGCAGTGCAGAGTTATTATATCGAAGAAAACCATCCGGCTATCGTGAGCCGGGAACTTTGGGAGCAGGTACAAACAGAAAGGGAAATCCGGAAGAAGAACCGTAACATACAGGCAGGGGCTGGAGGGAAGTATCAGCAGAGATATCCTCTTACCAGAATGCTGGTCTGCCCGCATTGCGGCAGAAATCTCCGGCGGAGACATACCTATCAGAAAAGAGTAGAGTGGCTTTGTAGCACTTATATTGATAAAGGAAAAGACGTATGCCTGGGAGTGAGGGTGGACGATGAGATAGTATCAAAGCGTAATATCAAGGAATCAACGGTGGTAGAGGAGGTTTACAGAAATGGCGAGAAACATTACCGTTATACCAGCAAGGCAGAATGGAACACAGGAAAGCGGCAGGAATCAGAGCATCCGGAAACTCCGCATGGCAGCGTACTGCCGGGTGTCAACCGACCAAGAAGAACAGTTATTAAGCTATGAAAATCAGGTGCGTTATTACACCACATTTATAAATGAAAATCCTCTGTATGAATACGCAGGGACTTATGCGGATGAGGGGATTTCTGCAACGAATACGAAGAAGAGAGATGATTTCAACCGCATGATAGCAGACTACCGGGCAGGGAAGATTGATATGATTATTACCAAGTCTATTTCAAGGTTTGCACGGAATACGCTGGATTGTTTGAATTATATGCGTGAATTGAAGGAACTTGGAATTGGAATTATTTTTGAGAAGGAAAACATTAATACATTGGATGCCAAAGGGGAAGTTCTGCTTACTATTCTTTCTTCCCTAGCACAGGATGAAAGCCGGTCCATTTCAGAAAACTCTACATGGGGTATTCGCCGGAGATTTGAAACTGGACAACATAAGATGAGTACCAGGAGGTTCTTGGGGTATGATACCGATGAGGATGGGAAGTTGGTCATAAACCATCCACAGGCAGAAGTTGTAAAACGGTTGTTTGAGGATTATTTAAGCGGAAAAACTGTAGATTACATTAAGCGTATCTTCGAGAAAGAAGGATTAAAGAACTGGGATGGCGGCACGAAATGGCAGGCGACAACCCTTGCAAGTATGATTAAAAAAGAGAAATTTAAAGGAGATGCACTTTTACAGAAGAGCTATACTGTGGATTTTCTTACAAAAAAACGGGTGAAGAATGAGGGAGAGATTCAGAAATATTATGTGGAAGATGACCATGATGCAATTATTGAGCCATGGGTTTGGGAATGTGTACAGCTTGAAACCGAACGCAGGAAACGGTATATGCAGGAGCATGGGACGAATTCCTATTCCCATAACACAGAGAATAACCCTTTTGCTTCCAAGATTGTGTGTGGGAATTGTGATAAGGTTTTTGCCCGGAAGGGCTGGCAGAGTAGAAGTGGAGATATCCGCAGGGTCTGGCAGTGTAGCGAGCGGTATAAGGTCAAGGGTGTTATGGGTTGCTCCAATCGGCATGTGGAGGAATCCACGCTGGAAAAAGCATTTGTGATGGCTTGGAATTCAGTGTTGGAAAATAGGGAGAGCTTTTTACAGAAGTGGGAAGAGATGGCTAAGAGCGAGGATTTGCTATTGGCTTACCGGGCGCAGGACTTTACACAGATTGTAAAAGGGGCGGAGCCGCTGGAGAAGATGGAGATTGGTTTAATGCTCCGTGTGTTGAACTGTATCAAAATATTTGAAGATGGTACACTGATGGTTGTGTTTTTTAGAGGGAACGGAAATAGGATGTAACTAAGGTAAGAGGATGCCAACTGGGATGAAAGATGCCGGGTTGGCTTTTTTCTTGCTCTATACAGATAGTAAAAAGTATAAGAATATGATAAAATAATTTATAATGATTTAATATTACATTTAAGAAAATGGTGAAGAATATATGGAAAAAGCAATGAATCAGACAAAGGCATACATATTATTAGAACAAAGGCAAAGTCAATTTTTAAGTCAAGTTAATGATGCAATAACATATGCAGGGAATATGCTTCCTATGATTAACAACGTGTTTAACACATACACAATACATGGAATAAAACATGCAGTAAATGTGGCTGAACATATGTATGAATTGATTGACGCCCCAGAAAAAATGAGTGAATTGGAACTCACTATAATTATTTATGCATCACTATTTCATGATACAGGGATGATTGTTTCAGAAACAGAAATCGAAAGAATAAAAATAGATCAACTGTTGATGGGAAATAGAAAATATAGCAAAGTGTTGGGAAAATATAAAAATGAGAAAATTGCTCTACAAGAATGTGTAAGACCAGTTCATGGAGTGCGTTCAAAAATATTTATTGATGACATAACGGATGAGAATAGAAAAATGTTTTTGATTCCAGAAACGACCAATATATCTTTTCAAAAAGAATTAGCTTCAATATGCCAAGCACACAATGAAGATTTTAGCTGGATTGTTAACAATTTAAGAGCTGATATGGTTAAAGGAAAATACCGTTTAAATGCACAATACATAGCTGTGTTACTGCGCTTGGGAGATTATCTTGATATTGATGAGCAAAGGGCGCCGCTATATTTATACAAATATCTAAAACCGCAAGATTATAGTGATTTAGAATGGCAGCAACATTTTAATATAGAAAATTATGATAAGATTTGCTTAAATGAAAAAACGGGATTAAAAGAAATTGTATTTCAAGGACAGAGTGAAAACCCGACAGTGCATAGAAAGTTATTAAAATACTTCGATGCAATTAATAAAGAATTATTGGATGCGGTCGCTCTTTGTGAAAAATATGAAAATAGGATATTTCTATTGAATTTAAAAACACATGTCATTAATAAAGTATATTCAACAGGATTTACTTTTTCAGATTTTAAGCTGGCATTAGATTATAACGCAGTTACCAATTTGCTTATGGGTGAACATATATATGGTGACAAGAAATATGGGTTGAGAGAAATCATACAAAACGCTATTGATGCTTGTAAGACAATGCAGGAAACGGCAGAAAACCATTCAGATTTTACATTTTCAAAATATGAACCATTTATTTCTATTGCTGTGGATAAGGATAGGCATAGAGTTACTATTCTTGATAATGGGAGTGGTATGTCTGTTGATATTCTAAAGAAATATTTTTTGAACGTAGGAGTTTCATATTACAAATCAGATGATTATGTTTTGCAAGGAAGAAAATATTCACCAATAGGACATTATGGAATTGGCTTTTTGGCCTGTTTTATGTTGTCAGATAAAGTAGAAGTAAAGACTAGACATATAGATGAAAACCGAATGACTAAAATTGAATTTGAAAAAAATAGTGAATATATTTGTTTAACATATGAGGATAAATATAAAACGCAAGGAACTGAAATAACATTAGATTATGAGCATTTTATGAAAGTTTTTAATAATAATAAGAAAGAAGTTGTAAAATTCATAGAAAATAATTTTTTAGATTGTGAAATTCCGATAAAAATAATATTTCAGGAAAATGGTCAAACAGAAGTTCAGATATGTCATTTGGCAGAAATAGACCAGATTTTACCGGAGAAAGTTTGTTTGAATGAATATTTATATGGAGTTGAAGCGTACATTCAATGCAATTATAAACAAATTAATTTTTCAAATAAATTAGAAGATTTAAATGGCTATAAAAGTTACTATTATAATTCGGAAGAAAATTGTATGATAGATGAAAATAGTTGCGACTTACATATAAAAGATTTTGTTAGAAATGGTGATATCTGCTTTATCAGTATTCCAATCATAGATTCTAGTGAGGAAGAGGAGTTTCAGAAGGCACTTGATGTTCTGGAAGATTTTAGTCAGGCACTAGATAAAATAAGTGGTTATGATATGCTAAACATATTGCCGATTGATTCTAGTGAATTTTTGGGTGAAGAAATAATAAAAAAAAGTAATGAAGAAATTATTGGACAATATACATTCGGACAACTATGTGATGAATTCCAACATTCAAAACATGTACCTACGCATACTTTTAGGGAAGAGTTTAGTGTAATCAGCAATGACAAGAGCGAAAAGGTATTACCCTATAAAAAAAGAGCAAATTTTGGAGGAAGATATGTTTTTGAGCAAAAAGATAAAGTTTATATAAAGAATGTACTGTTATCGAAACTTAAAATTACGATTCCATTTTTGATTGATGGTATTAGTTTGAAAGATGCCGTGATAAATATAAGAAATAATAATTTTTTTCCGAATGTATCTAGGGATAATATTAATAATGAGATGCAAGAAATGTTGTCTTATGCTATTGGTAAAGCCCTGCATTTATGGATTTTGGATAATATATCTTTTTCAGTAGATGAACGAAAATTATTGGAAAACTTTATTTCTTATTGTTATCCAGAAAGGAATTGTTGTCTTAAGTAGAAATGAAGTTTCACTTATGAGAGGAATGTCTAAACTAGAAAGTAAGGAACACTTCAAAACGCTTATGGGAAGAATACGAAAGAGAACTGGCTGATAAGCATAAACGAAAGGGGTAAATTTTCCTCAAATGAGGTAAAACATTACAATGCAAAAAATCCGACACAAAGTTTTACCCCATTGCCCCATTTTCAACGAATACTTTTGCCCCGGACTATCAATAATTTGTCCCACCGCATGTTGAGACAGTGCTGCTGCTGGGGCGAAAAGCGTAAATAAAAGGGTTTCGGGGTTTTAGAGAGGATATGCAGGTGTGCTTTAGTGGTTGAGTGGGGGCAATATTCCGGTTACCATAGTAAAGAACCTAAGACGTATTAATGCCAATTTATAATAAATATATCAAATAATTTAACAAATTCAATTTTATATCAAAATTCACATTGTAAATATGGATGGGAGTTGATATAGCTTCCGCAAGACCTTACAAGATAGTGCTATTTAAAGTTTCCCAGTTGTGCATTATGTTTAAAATGTTTGGTAGTGTGTTAACCAATAATCGGAGACATTATTTGTTTTATAGAACGATTATGATGAAAGCAGCGAATTTAAGGATACAAGAAAAGATCAATAGTAGCATACC